CTAAATCTTTAGCTAAAGCTGTTGCTTGTTTCATCGCTTCAGCTGAACTTAGTCTTCTAATTTGACCAGCCATTGTTTCTTTACCTAATGCAGTTAATACACCACCACCTGTATCATACTTAAAATTAACATACAAGAAGTTAGGGTTGGTTTTGTCTTTTACAAATTTAGGTTCAGATACTCTTACGTATGAAGCTTCATTCATTTTTTTCTTTTCGTCACTACTATGACCAAAGGTTTTGTGAACTAATTTGTCTAATTCTTTGTGGAATTCGTTTTCTTCTTCTTTAGTAGCTTCGTTTAATCCAAACATTGATAAAATTCTTTCAAGTATTTCAGGATGTCTATATAACCCTGCTAATAATGTAGAAAGTAAACCTGCCATTTGGACAGTAGTTCCATTATTTTCTAACCAAGTTTGGAATTTTTCTTTTAAACCTTTGTCTTCTTCTAAACCAAACATAGCATTTGTTTGTGATATATAATTAGCGTAAGGATCTTGAATCATTGCTGCTCGTCTTTCAATTTCATCCTTAGACATATATTCATCCCCTTTTTTCTGAGGTGAGAGCTTAGCAATAGCAGTATCAATTTTATTTAATTCACGTCCGTATCTGTCAGCAATTGGACCACCTTCGGGTTCAGCTTCTTGTTCCATATCACGCATAATTTGAGCGCGTTTTTTCTTTAAAGCATCTAACTTTTTTAGTCTATCCATATTCTTCTTAAAGAAACGGTCGTTAGGATCACCACTAATATTATCTGTTTTCCTTTTTGATAATTCTTTAGATTTAGACAAAGCAGATCTCATTTTCATAAGAACAGGATCATTTACATCAATAGCTTCTTCTACTTTAGTGATTTTAACGAAACCAACTAAGCCGGTTTTCTGTTTACCTTCTTTACCATTTTCAACTCGAACAAAAGCGGGATAACCACCGACAGTACCTTCTACTCTTTTGTAAGTACCTCCACCATCAACTTTAACCATATCACCTACTTTGATATTATCTTTAGCTTCATCTGTTCTAGTTAAATTTTTAAGTGCTTGAGAACGTTTATGAAGTTCAACAGCCGCTTTTTTATCAGTTGGATTGTTTTTACAATAGGCAGCTAATTCATTGTTTGAATAGTCTGAAAATGATTTTTCCTCATTTAATGAGGCAATACTATCTAGTGGGGGCATGTTAGCTGCTTTTCTCATAGTGTCTATATCGTATTTAGCTTTTGCTTTTTTAAGTATATCTCTATCTATTTCTTTATCAACAATAGGATCTATTAATCTAATATTATAATCATCTAAGTATGAATCAAGTTCTTCACTTGACATAAAATCAGATAATTGGTCGTCTGGGAGATATTCACCTAATTCGCCTAACATTTCAGACCAGTCTGATTCAGGGTCTGTAAAATCCATTTCGATAGTTTTACCAGCGTATTGTCTAAAGATTTGGTCTAGTGGATCACTAAACATATCTTCTTTTAAAGATTCTTTTGTTAAATCAGATAAAGACATTCCTGTTGTCTTTCCTGTTTTTAAATCTTTTAATTTAGCACGATCTTTTTCAATAGAAATTATTTCAAATTCTTTAGTATAATCATCTTCTGTTGAAGCGTATTTTTTAGATACTTTGTCTCCTACTTTTAATGTATTTTCTTTTAAAGGTTTAGAAAAGAATTCTTGTATTTTATGAAGGTCTTTCATTTATTTTTTTATTTGTTGTTTTTTTAGAAATAGGTTTTTCTATAGGTTTTTCTACAACTTTTTCCTCTATAACTTTTTCTTCTGGTTGAGGAGGAACAGGAGAAGACTGATTAACAGTCGTGTCTCTAGTCATCTTAGCCATTGTTATGAACTTTCTCATATTATTTCTTTTTATTTAAATAATCATCTAAAAGCGTACCAATTACGCCTGCTTTCTGTCGTATAAATATCCAATCTTCTTTTGTAAATTTATACTCATTATTATATGATATAGCTAAAACACCAATAAAACGGTCATGTAAATCGGAAAGTGCTATCATATAAATTGATTTTGTACCAAAAGGTCTTGAAAAAGACTCTAAATCATAGTTTTTACCTTCTTCAAATGTTGGAATTGTGATTTCTCCTTCTTTATATAATTCAGCCATTGCTTTAGGAAATAAAGAAACAGGAATGTTTTGGAACGTATGTTGAATTGATTTTACATCAAAGCCTAATTTTTCATAAAACACAGAAAATTTCTGGATTGATTTACCTGTTGGGTAAAAATGTCCTCCATTATGGAATTGAGCTATCCATACTCTATCAGCTTCCATTTCTTCTAATAATGTCTCTAATTGCTCATCAATTAAGGAATTCATTTCAATGGCTTCATCTACTGGGTTAACTGGAATAGATGAATCGAATTTCTTTTTAGCCCAAGCGACAGCAATTGGTCCAAACACAGCAGTGATTAGGGCAACAAGTACAGTCGTCAACATAGTTAGTGGTTCCATTATTTTTTAAGTGAATTTAAGTATTTTAGTGCTTCTTCTTTTTGTTTAAGTAATTGTTCTTTACCAGAACCATCCCATTTTTCTACATCACCTGCTTCAGTGACAAAAGAATTTTTAGAGTTTATCATTTCATCAAACCAAACTTCAAAATCTTTAGTTAAACCTTCTACTTGGTCATTAACAACCTGTTTTTCTACTTCTTCTAATTTACCTTGTTTTCTTAATTCAGCCTCATGGTTTACCTGACAGTTAAAGCAATGGCCATACATTACATACCATCTTTTATCTAGATGAGGTTTCATAGTATGAGAACAAGAAGGGCAAAAAACAGGTAATACAATACCTTCTTTTGCCTTATCTAATTTAGTAATATTTTGTTTAATTCCGTTTTTGATAGTCCATGTTCGACCATCTTCTTCCCAAACATCTCCTTCGGAATGGAATTCTTTTGCTTTACTATAACCAATTCCAACAGTAGACTTTTCTCCATACTTGCCTTGAACCAAGTTACGGAGACGTTGAACGTCTTTTTGTTTAAATTCTTTTTTTAAAACTGAATCGTTTTTCATTTATTTTATAATGTCTCTTAAAACACTAGTTAATTTTAATTCTTTAACTGCTTTTAAGGATGGTTTATCTTTAGTAACTACTGTTACTTTATTTTTAGTAGCTACATCTTTAATTTTAGAAGCTAAAGCAGCAGCTGAAGAGTCTTTAGTAGTGATATCAATAACTACTTTTCCTTCAACTCCGTCTTTAATATCTAATTTAGCATCAGAATAATCTTTTTTCCATTCTTTAGAAAATTTATCTTTTGCTTCTTTAGCTGATTCTTTAGCTTTATCTCCAGATAATACTAGTCTTTTATATGTTACTGGTAAACTCATAGTCCTATATTTTGTAATTGTTTAATTGTGTCTGCAGCACTAGTATGTAAAATACCAATACCACCTTGACTTCTCCATTGTTCTATATTATCTGGGCGATCATCGATAAGTATTTTATCTCTACCAGAGTAATTTTGTTTTTTAGAAGCTCTCGCTAAAATAAGTTTAGTTCCTGGGATGTTATTTTTAACCCATAAACGTTTTCCTAAACGTGATTCATTTTCTCTTGAAGGAGCTGATAATAATGTTGGGTTATATTTTGAAATATAATCCCATAATTCTTTACCATCCTTCATCCATGGAATACCTACCCAAAACTTAACACCGTTTTCTTTATCAATAAAGTTCCAAAACTTTTCTGAACCGTATTTGGCATCATATTGAGTTGGTGATAATTTTTCAGGGTTTAGAGAAGTAAAACGCTTATCAAAGTCACAAAGTACGCCATCCATGTCACAATAGATTTTGTATCTTTGTTCTTCAGCTTGGTTTTCTTCCTCTTTAAGCTGCTTATATACATCAGTTAATTTTAATTTATACATTTTTTATACTATCCTCCCAATTACGTAACATAATATTACTTTTTTCATATGCTTCTCTTTCTAATTCATCCAAATGACCATCTTCATTTGTATTAGTTGTATTTATATTTCCTAATGTACCTTCAAGGTTTTGATGGTGATGAACCATTTCGTGGGCGAAAGAACGTAATACGTCTTTTGGGTGCCTTCCAAAGGTGTAAAGAGTTATTGACTTTTCTACTGGGTTGTAATAAGCTGTTCTGCCCAAAAGACGAGACGCGTTTTCTTTATCGTCTGAAATAACCTTAATTTTAGGCAATGGGGTCACATTCATTCCATTGTCTTTCATAAATACAGCTAAAGATAAGAATGTTTCTTTGGGATTCCAAGCCTCTTCAAAAACTTCATTTACAAAATCTTTTGCTAATTCATTTAAACCAAAAGGATCTGATTTTATTTCTGAGATAATTTCAGTTTCATATTCTCCTAAAGGGTTTTTTGCTATAACTTCATATTCTGTTTTTACCAATTGGTCAAAATATTTCCCATTCCATATTTTTGTTTTTTTATAAAAAGTAGGAATAGATATAACAACATCTTGAACAGGAACTTCAACTAAATATGATACTAAATTATCATTATAATCTTTTTTATACCAATTAAGAATTTTTTTCACACCTTTATAATCATAAGCATATGAGGAATAAGGAGTTTTATCTAAATTAATTTTAGTTAATCCAGGTTCTGCTCTAATTATTCTAAACATAGTATTAGAAGGAACTTGTTTATATTCCTTAGGAATATTTAATTGTAATAATTTTTGTAAAGCAGATGATCTTTTTTCTTTATCATCTAAAGAAGATATAATCCAGTCTTGTAAAACAGAATTTATTTGTTTATCTAATTCTTGATCGTTTTCCTTTATAAGTTTTACTTTATTTAAAATATCTTGGGGTAAAGCTTTTAATACCATTGAATAAACTTTTCCACGTTTTTCACTTGTTGGGTTAATAATTAACTTATTTACTTCAAAGCGATTTGTAAAATCTTTAATAATATCAACAATAGTTTTAAGGATACTTAAAGCATTGCCTTCACCTGTCATTTGGAAGGTATCAAGTTTAGAACTATATTGGTCTATTCCAAAAGAAACATCAAATGTTTTAGCTTCTGGGTTGTATTCGCCTGAATGAAATTCAACTCTGTAATCATTGTCAGGAGTAGAAAATTTATAGTCAACTGAAATTAAAGAATTATCTTCTTCATCATAGTTTTTGTCTGAAACTTTAAATTGGTAAATTTCTTTTATAGGAGCGAAACCTGAACCATAAGGTAAAGCTGTTCCTGCTTGTGGGTCAGCTGCTTCTTTCATTTTACGTAAGCGTTCTGTTTTCTTTTTAGATGCTTCTTTACGTTTTTCAGCATAATCTAAAGCTGTTTTTAAACGTTTTTTAACCTCAGGATCTTTTGCTCTACCATAAGCTGCTCTTACTCGTTGATGTATTACATTAATAATCTGAGATTGACGAGCATGAGACTTTGATTTAAATGAAGCTTTATTTAAAGTATCTATTATATCTTGTTTAGTTTTAAAAGATATACCTACAGTGTCTTTTGGGTCTTCATCTGTGTATAATCTACGACTAGAACCTTTAGGTTTTTTACCTGTGCCTTTAGCTGGTTCTTTTCCTTCATATAATGTATCATGTCCAGGAAGTAAAGCTACTATCATTGGTCCTTTTTGAATAATTTTTGCTCCTGGAATTGCTTTACTTATAAAAGCTCTATACAAATTATCTCTTTGATTACCTGTATCTTCTTCGCCTGATTTTTTAGAAGGAGCATATACAATACCTTGAGCCTCTGTTTGATTTAGATAATATTTTATAATATCTACAATAGTAGACATTACTTTGAATAGTTCCCCTTTATTAATAGTTATTTTAGAAGACATACCTCCTCCAAAATTAGGATCTATTACACCAGCTGCAAATTCTACATCTAATACAGGAATAAATTTATAAACATTACGTTGTAATTGAACACTATATTCAACACCTTTATCAGTTTCAAAACTTACCTCAATACCTATATCATCATATTCCTCTTCAGTCCATTTATATGGTTGAAGATTTGCTTCACCTACTTCATTTAAAGGTAAAGATAAAGCTTTAGCTCTTTTTTTCCATAAGTCTAAAATATCTTCTCTATCTTTTTTAGATACTCTAGCTTTATCAAAGTAATTATTAATTACATCTTTAAAAGGTGTTCTTGACTTTTTAGCTTTTAGGTACATACCTTGAAGCATAGCGTCTACTTCTTGTTCTAGTTTAAAGTATTCTGATTTTGGGAGGAATTTTAATTTAATAAGATTTCTTAACAATTGGTCATCAGCCATTTCTTTAGAATCAAACCTTGTTACTTCTTCTCCTTTTTTATTTTTGTAAGTAGTAGTAGAGGCAACAACATTAGGCCCTTGCTGAGTCATATGTTCTATTTCATGTCTAACAACATCAATTAAATCCATGTAAATTTCTTCCCATTTTTGAGGTAAGTCTCTAGGATCTACTTGAAATTTAACTTCTAAATAAGGTAATTTTCTTGTAGGATCAGCTCCTCCATCTACTCTATAGATACCATATTTAGTTTTTCTAACTGTTAATACAGCATATAATTCAAATTTAATAGGTTGACCTTTAGAGTTAACAGTATCATAATCTTCCTCTAACTCAAATTTACCTGTACCTCCATCATATTGAGACTTCCATTCATCCATTATGTCTCTAACAACTGTACTTGTTATAGTATCATAACGACCTTCAAATACTAATTTAGGATTAGTTGTTTCAAAATCATCTTTTCGCATAATTGTTTTAGCAATTGCTTTATTAACTTTATTAAGAAAAGGAATATTTAAATCTGTTCTTTTATCTGTAGCTACAATTTCTTTAAACTTAGTAAAAAAGTCTATAAATTCTTCTTTCTTTTTACCTAAACGTTTAAAAAATCCTATTAATTGAGCTAAAGTAACATCTGATTCTCTGTCAGTTAGTCTGTCTAATAAATGAGAAGAAGTTAAATCAATATCAATTCCTAATTGTTTATCAGCATAAGTATCAGCTTGTTTTAACTCATCAGGTGTTACAGCTTCTTTTAAGTTTTTAACCATATCCCAAATTTGTTCTTTTTCTTCAACGTCTGGGATCATGTGAAGGAATTGTTCTTTATTATTATCGGCTATTGCTTTTCTAGTTTTAGTTCCACTAACACCACCTTTAGAGGTAATCACTTTAACCTCAAGGTTAGGGTATTTACTAATGGATTTAGTTCGGTTAGCAATATCAGCTAAATCATCTTCATCACCTTCTCTAGCTCCTAAAACCCAATAAACTTTTTCTTCAGGATGTTCTTTAGCATATCCTAAAACAGATTTAACAGGGGCAATAGATGCCTCAACATCTACTTTATCAGAAAGATAATTTTTATAAATGTTCCAAATAGCTAAAGATTCTTCCTGTGTAATACCATCTCTAACTCCACTACCAACAAATATTTTTAATTCATTTATGTCAGGAAGTTCTTCTAAAGCTTGTTTAGCAACATTAAAGTGACCTTTGGTTGGTGGTTTAAACCCACCCCCATAAATAGCCACTGTTTTTGTTTCATCTAACAGTTCTCCAATAAGGAATTTAGTTAGTTGATTCATTTATTTTAAAGCTTTAACTTTTTCAGCAGCTGATTTTCTTTTTTCCTCGATGGATTTTTTAGCTTCACGAAATTCATTCATAGCATCTTCCATTTCTTTAAGCTGGTCTTGAAATGCTTTTAAAGCTTCAGTACCTACTCTACGAGCATCAGATTTTTGTTTGTAAACACCTAAAATATCTTCAATTTTTAATCCACCTTTAACTTGAAGAGCAAACATTGGAAGGTCACATTCCCATACAACATCTTCTATTTCTGAATTTTGTTTTGGTTTTTCAACTACAAAGAATTTACCTACTTCATCTACTGGAATTTTTTCAGCTTCGGTAATTGGGGATGTTTCTTTAACTGCTTTTTCAGCTTCTTCTACTTCATTTAATAAGTCTAATAATTTCATTTGTTTATAAAGTTAGTGATTTTTTGTTGTGCTTGTTCTTTTGAGACTGAATTGTCTATAATATTTTTTATTTTATCAGAGTTTAAAAACTCTTCCATTTGTTGGTTTAATTCCTTATTTAATTTTTCTGCTTTAGCCTGTTCTTTTTCTGTTTTAGGTTTAGCGTCTGTTGGTTTATATGGGTCAATATATTTTTGTAGAATTTTTTCTACATCTTTCATTGTCTCACTTTTACCTGTATTGGCTACAGAAACAAAATTATCTCCAAACAATTGTTTATATTCATCAAAGTTTTTATAAACTTGTAACCAAGTTCTGTAAACAGCAGATGGCATTAAACTTCTATCTTCACCTCCTGATTTTTCAAAGTGCTTTTCATTTCTGTCTAGAGCCGTTTCTAAATCAGTGTAAACATAAAGCATCATAACATCGTAACCATTGTCTTTTAATTGATTATATAAGTTTATAGTTTGTTTAGATGAGGCTGAAGTGCCGTCTAGTATGAATGAATTTTTATTAGCTATAGTATTAGGAATGTCTTCGTCTTTAAGCTTTTTAGTAGCCGCAGCCATAGCTTTCATAAAAGCACTCCTATTTTCAGCATCTGTAGCTTTTTGGTTTAAAGTAAAACCATCAGCCTTTGATAAAGCTGCTATAGTATCGTCTAAATTTAATGTTTTAAGTCCAGATAAGTCTAAGTCACCTGTTATTGACCCTTTGCCTGCCCCTGGAGAGCCTGCCAAAATTATTGCTTTTGGATTTCCTTGCATTTCTATCAATAAAGATACCAGTCCAATCATAGATAGGGTTTGTCATAAATATTATAAAAAAGGCTTGGATAACCAAGCCCTTTCTTTTAATATTTTTTAAGAATTTTTATTAACCAAGTGGGTTAGGAACATCTGTGTATTTGGTATCAATCCATATTTGTTTACTTTGACCTTTATCGCCATCACCTCTCCAAAATTTAACTTCAAATGGGATGTTTTTCTTTTGTAAAAGATTATTTAAATATCTTCAATCTGCTTTGGGTAATCTATATTGTCTTTCAATATAAAAAAGGTGATGTTCAGGATTAACAAAATTTATTTCAAATCCTTTATTTTCTAAAGTATCAAAATCGTCTTGAGTTAAAACAGATCCATCTTCTTCGTTTAATACTTCCATCATTTTTTTAGCTTGACCTTCAGTGATAATACCTGCTAATTGACTCATTCTTATAATGTCTTTCATTTTATTGATTTTATCATAAATATTATAACTTTCTTTTTACTTGAGTTTTAAACTCAGTAAATATTGGAGAATGCTTGGGGTTTTCTAAATCAAATAATTTTTTAACTGTTTTAAAGATATCTAGATTTTCTTCTTGGGTGCGAGATGACTCATACATTTCCCATCCTTTGCCTTGCATTTTACCACTTGCGCCCTTACGCTTAGAAGATTTTAACCAAAGAATACCATAACGGTCAGGTACTTTACCATAACATTCTTCATAACACTTACCATAAACAGCAGTTTGTAAATCATAAGTTGTTTGTAAATTATTAGATGTTTTAAAGTCTACAATCCAAAGTTGACCATCAATTTCACAAACCATATCACATGTACCTGCTACCTTAAGCTCGTCTGAAAATAAATGTACCTCAGTCTCAATTAATGTTGGGTTATATTCTTCCCACCAATCAACAAAACGTAAAAACATTTGCCATACATCCGGGTGATATAATGGACCACCATGAGGACCTAAAAAGTTTAATTCTTCTCCATTAAGGAAAGCCTCAATCATTTCATGTACTTGAGTACCTTCTTCACCTGCTTTTTTAACAATATATTCAGATGAATAACCTACTTTTTTTAACCAGTCTTCAAAGAATTTTCCTTTGGGGTAATATGATAAAACATAAGTTACTGAAGGATAATACTCTCCGTTACGTCTATAGTAACGTGAGTCTGGCATAGTGATTTGTTTCGCATCTTCAGAAATTTGTAATATTCTATCGTAAGATTTTTTAATGTTTTTTTTACTCATAAAAATAGTTTTTTTCCCATTAACTCAGAGAATGTTAAGGGATAAGTTTCTTGAATTAATTTAGTAAAGTTTTCAAAACCCATTTCACTTGGATCTTTATCTTTCATATCTACTAAATAAACTTCTTTTCCTTCATTTAATAAACGCTCACAGAATTGTAAAGCTTGTTTTTGAGCGTCTTTATCAAGGGCAATATATATTTTATCTACAGAAGACATTACTATCTTCTTCATTAATTTTGTTTGAATATTTTTTCCTAAAAGCGGGACTACATTTCTTTTGATAGATATAGCGTCAAATGGTCCTTCGCATAATATAAGTGGTATATTCCAGTTTATAAACAACTCAAATGGTATGATGTCGCGCGAGACAGATGGATTCTTATATTTTAAAGTAGAGTTTTTATCAAAGTTTCTAGCAGTAAAATAATTTAGTTTTCCTTCAGCATCATATGATGGAATAACAATCATTTTTTTATAAGGGCCTGAAGTGCAATATCCAATATTATATTTTAAAATATCTTCTTCTGTTATTCCTCTAGACTTTAGATAAGCTAAAGCATGTCTTCCTTCAATATCTGATTTAGGAATGTCTTTAAATGCTTTAAATTCTTTAGGTAAAGTTAACTTATTAACAGTCTCAACTATTTTTTCAGGACCTGTATATTTTACAATAGAGTTTAACTCTGTTATTTTATCAGGATGAGCTTCAACTGCCTTAAATAATTGATATACTTTTTTACCTTTTTTATCACACACCCAACAATGCCAAGGATTTTCTCCTTTAGCATTTTCTTTCATATTGACTTCTAACTTAGGCTTATGGTGATTACAAAAAGGACAATGGTAAGCATAGTTACCACTTGCTGTTTGTTTGCCTGTTCCTAGGACAGAGTTAACTAATGCAATCAAAGGCTGATTGAGCATAGTCTTAATATAATAAGAGATAATTAAGAAGCAAAGTCTTTGGTGAAAAACTTTCCTAAAATATTATCATTAAAATATCCTTCTGGGTGTTCTAACACACCATATTTAAATAAAAACTTACATTCATAGTAAGTTAAAAGTTTTTTATTAGGAACCAATTGTAAAATTTCACGGGTAAATTCCTCTTGTTTACCATCCTTTATGTATTCTAAAATTGGTTTAGCAGAGCCATAATAGGTTTTCCAGTCTGATTCTTTTGTTACTACTTTTGTAGCTGATTTTCTACCTGGGCCTGTTTGTTCTGCTAGTTCCTTTTTTGTTAGTTTTTTCTTTACGTTATGGTAAAGAACTTTTTTACCAAGGTAACATATTCCTGTAGGTCTATGAGTTACAATGTAAATAAAACCATAAGTATCTTCTGGGAAATCTTCAATTGTAAGATATTCTTTTTTTATTTTTGTTCCCCAATCTGTTTCTGTTTTTGAAAACCAATTATTCATAAAATTTATCTATCCATGTTTATAAGGATTGTTGTGTCTGTAGTTGGACTTGTAAGTAATGGTTGAGATAATTTACCAACTGCTAATAAGTTTTGATCATTATCATATAAACCTACTGTTGTAATATAAGGACTAAAATCAGATCCTGTAGCCCAACTATTTAAATATTGTCCAGGAGTATAGAATGTACCTATTGAACTTGAATAAGGTACACTGCCTGAAGAAACAGATGGGTTTAAAGTGAAATTATACTCATTTTCATTAATAGTACATTTATATTGAGTTTCATAAATAGTTAATGAAGATGAGAATGAACAAGTTACATTAGAAGATGTTACAAAATTTTCAACTATAACAGAATCTGATACTCCATAAAGAGATGAACCATATCTAGCTGTTCCATAAGTATCTCCTTGGGGTGATGAATCACTAGTAATTACTGCTATACCGTGGCTATAAAATATATTACCACATATTTGTCCTGTACTAGTAAAGATTAAATTACCTTCTCCATCATCGGTTATAGAACCACTAGGAGCAATCCAAGAAAAAGAATTAGGTTGAATATAATTTCCAAACACTCCTGTTGGTATAGATATAACACCTATGGTTGAATCAGAACCTGTTGGAAAATATTTTTGGAAAGTTATATCTGTTTGTAAATAATTATAATATCTACCTTGAGAAGAAGTAGGTCCTACTATAACATCTCCTTCAACATCATATCCAGGTATTAAACTAGAGGTAGTAGGTTGGGCTCCAAAACTACTTGTAGTATTTAAGTAGTTAGAGTAATAAAGTAATTTTATAGACTCATAAACCAATTGTTGGTCTTGAGGAGTTATCTGACCCGTAGTAGGATTTGATCCTGATAGGAAAGGGATTAAATTTATATTTTTTCCTAAATAACGATCAATACCAACAGTAGAACCAGTTAAAGCAGCCGCCCCTTCAAAGGAGAATCTCTTGTTAACCTCAAATGGTGTAACAATTATATCTGACGCTAGAAACTGTTTGTACGCGCTCATTCATTTTAGAAATCTAACTTAACTCTAATCAAAGCTTCTTTTGTAAAGTCTTTAGTTAAAGGTCTAGAAAGTTTAGCAACTGCTAATAATTCGTTATTGTCATTATACATTCCTACAGTTGTTATATAAGTAACAGGATTATTAATAAATGAACTATATAATACTTCACCTGTTGAACCTGATATAAAACTTGGGTTTTCTGAATAGTTAAACTCTGAACTTCTTGGTCTTACAAAGATATAATCAGCAGTAATAGTTTCATCTGAATTAATAGTGAAACTAGCAGCTCCTGCTGAACCTGAAATAGCTTTATACATAGAAGACATAGGAGTAATTCCTGGTAAGGCTGAACCTGTACCTGCGTTTCCTGAATCTGTTGAACCACTATATCCAAAAGCAATACCTCCACTAATAGCTGGTTGAGCTAAGGCTGTTGAGTTTAATAGAATAGTTCCAATGTCTGGTAAGAACCAACCATATGAACCTGACTTAGCAGAATAACCATCTGAAGTAGTTCCATCGTTGGTTATTTTAGTACCTGCTGAACCAGAAATTAATTGGTATACTCTTCCTGCTTCATTAAAAGTTTCAGCTACAATATATTGACTATTGTCTGTTAAAGATATATTTCCAGCACTTCCTGAAATTTTTAAGGTTAATGAACCTGGGAGTAATGATTCTTTATATCTAGCTCTTTCAAAAGTAATAGCGTGGAATTGGGATTGGGTAACATTACCAAATACAAAGTCTGTATTTTCATCTCCAATTACTAAGTTTTGGTATTGACCATAAACAGTAGATGAAGGTGATTTTCCATCAACTGCTAAGTTATATACTCTACTACCGCTACCATATTTGTTACCATAAGCAATTCCAAATTGAACTGCTGAACCTGATAAATCAGATCCTGTTTGGTATACATTTAGATAAAAATCTCCAGAGGCACCAGCTTCTTGTACTGAAGAAGAGTAAAATTGAGTTAACTCAGCATTACCTGTTGACCACATTGGGGCAACAACAGAGTCAGCACTTATTACGAAATCATCAGCTTCTAATCTTTTAAATGACATATTCTATATATTAAGATACTTTATTTACTTGAACAGGAATAGTTACTCTAGCTCCACTATCTCTACCTACAATTGTTAATGTAGTATACAAAGTAGTAGTTGTAGTTCCAAATAATGTATTAACAGTAGTACCTCTTAAACTTAAAGTTGTACCAATTACTGTCTTAGATACATTAGTTCCAACAGTTGTTGTTTGGTTAAGAGCAGCAGCTTGATCTGTGTTAATACCTACACCTTCAAAAGTTGACATTAATCTAGCATCAGCAATTGTAAAGGTATATCCTGAACTTTCTTTTCTGCTAAAGTAGTTAGCTGTTTCAGGATCAATAACTTGTGATTGACCTTGTTTAATATTAACAATTGATACTGTTTCAAGAATTGGCATTTTAGCTGTACCACGAGGTAAAGTAGTTAATTTATACTTCATCACTTGAGTTTCTTGAGGGAATGCTTCTAACAAAGGCATATTTTGAATTGCCTCACCATAGAAAGCAGAACCTGAAGGGTGTGTTGGATTGTAAAGAGTATAATCAATTTCATCATCAGCTAAGGCAAATTGTGTAATATTAAAATTACCTTGAGCTAATAATTCTCTTCCTTTTGTAGTTAAAATAGCATCAACTGTTACTACTGAATTATTTAAATATCCCATTATTGTGTAGTTTTATTATAAATATATTAATTTTTTGTTTTTTATTATATTAGATTATTAGTTTGGTATTGATTAATTATATTATCTAAATTATCTTTTAATTTTTGGGTTGGATAAAGAGGTAATATTAAACCGGGTCCTACTAAAGTGTTACCTGATTCAATAATTAAATTATCTGAGCTAAATGCCCATCTTCTAATAGAGAAATAATCTAAATTAATTGAAATATTAGAGGCAATAGGACTATTTAAATATAAATAAAGAATACTATTTATACCATCATATTCAACAGAATTAATAACATATACTTTTGATTCATCTCCTTCAAACCTTATTTCATCTAAAGGATTAATTACAAAAGGTTGAGGATTGCCAAATCCACTAGATGTATTATTTGATGTGAGCTCTTCTTGTTGAAAAAAACCACCATAAAAATAAGACATATCAGCTGAGGCTGTTAATATGTATTGACTATTAGATCCTGTAGTAAAATAATAAGAACCAATATCAATAGAATAATTACTATTAGAACCTGTAAATGGGTTAACTTCATAATTATTAAAATCATATCTATCTAGATCGTTAGAAAGTGAATTTAATGTCACGTAAAAAGTGTCTCCTGGAGATAAATAAATACTGGAAGATATACCATGTTGGTTATTTATAGAACCTGTATCTGAGGTTTTAGACGCACTAGCTATTTCAGTACCATTTTTATAAATTTTTAAAACTACATCTGCAGTATCTGGAGGTCCAACACCAGGATCATTTACATCATAACTCATTGACGCTGTTATAGAACCTCTTAAAGGAGTATAACCTTGAGGATATATATAAAGTCCAGTAGATGCGGTTAAAGCATTAGCTTGATTAATAGTAGGGGTATTAAAACTAGCTGTTGTTTCTGTATTTTTTGGTAAGTTATACTCATAAGGTCCAATTGCTTTAGCTTTTATAGATGTATTTACTCCAGGAGCTAAACTCATAGAAATATTATCATAATAACCATTAACTAAATAATTTTGACCTACAGAACCTGTGTCTGAATGAAGAATATTCTGGGAGTTTACTAAAGGTTTATATATAGAATAAGATTGGGTAGCATTAAGAAAATTAGAACTACTTATATTACTAAGTACAACTTGGTCATTTGTACTAAAATTATTATATATTACTGTTGAATAAACATTTCCTTCTGTTGTATTAGGCTTATATACTTTTCCATCTTCATCAGCTACAAATCCTATCCTATAATTTCCACTACCTGATAACTCTGCTAATGTTCCTCCTCTTCCTCCTGGGGTGTATATAAAATAAGGGATTGTTTGTTCAACATTTGGAAGTTGACCTATTCCACTACCTGTGATAGGTATTTGGTTAAATCCAGGTGATGTAGATCTACTACCAAAATATCTTGGGTTCGCACTTCTAGCCATAGTATAATTAGAATCAGGAACAGTAGCTTTTGTAGCGCTTCCACTTAATAACACCTGTTGATTAACTGGAATTGTTGTGCCTTGGGAGTAATCAACATCAAATAAGTTTACACTTGGTCTATAAGTGTCTACAAAATTAATTATAGGATCATTATTTATATCTTCAGGGAGTGCTTCAAATACTGTAAAATTACTTAAATTAATAGGATCAACAGTTGCACCACCAATAATATTTAAAAGATATACTTTAGGATTCATTCCTTTAACCTCAAATTTATCAATAACTTGTGGACTAGTAGTTAAAGTTATTAAACCTATATCTTCATAATATGGAGATGTGGATTTCTCTGTAACTCCATTAGCAAATGTTCTATTTGAATTTACTACAGCAAGTTTAGCATTAGGATTTCCTGTGGCTGTAAAACTTAAATAATATGTTTTATCTTCTTCAAAATTATAATCAATTAAATTAGCGGCACTTGCTGTTACTCTAGGCCATCCCTTATATACACCAGGAGCAAAGAATGGTGCAGGATAAGTATATGCTACAGGTAGTAAAGGAGTTTGAAATACTTCAACAAAATTAATAGTATTGTTTGATAGGTTTCCATCTGTAACAACATATTCAGATCCTTTTAACTCACCATTAAATTCATATTCATTAGTATAATATTTTTCAACTGAACCTGAAGGTGTTTGGGTTGTTTCTGAGAATCCATTTATAGAAGAGGCTGTAACACTTGTAATTGTTATATCAGCTGAGCTTGAGTAATTATCATTAGCTATTAAAAGATACCCTGATTTGAAGTCATAATTAAAGTTAAAGGTTTCTTCATAATAACCACTTAATAAAGAGGAAGTAACAATAGTAGTTGTATTTCTTAAAAAGTAACTAGAAGGTAAACTAGCACTATCATATACTTTTAAAGCGGTAGTAGCAGGAGATCCTCCGCCATATGAGGAAGACATAGCAAAACTTACGTTATGAAGTCCTGATTGTGATAAAAATATTCTACCAACTTGTCCTGGTTCTATTAAGAAAGAAGCTGAAGTAGCTATAGTAGGAACATAATCTATAAAAGCACCACCATTTGATCCTATGGTTTCTTCTATTTCAATAGAACCTGTTAATGTTAAATCTTGATATACTCCTGGTTCATTCCATCCTGAATTGCTTCCTGAAAAAGAAGTAGTTGTTTGAGTATCTAACTGAGGTACAGGATATTTATTTCTTTCTAATAAATGTTGTTTAATAACAATACCTGTACTTAATCCTGCTCTTGCTGGTGTATAGTCTTTAAGAATTTTAAATAATGAGTTATCATAATATTTAATTAATCTTATAAATCCCACCAATCATAATTTGCTTTATATTTTTCAAAGTATGCTTCTCTTAAAATATCTAACTCAGGGTATGACTCAGATGATGAAGATACTTGTCTTGGATCACCAATATATTCTCCAATATTAAAGTAACCTAAAGTTGAATTAATATCTTCATTTATTTCATTTTGAGGTGAAAATGCTATCTCAACATAGTTTGTATCCGCTGTATAACTTCCACTTATAGATTCATTTTGTTGAATAGAAATAAAAAGTGACAATACATCAGCATTAGGAACATTAGCTTCACTTCCTGTATAAGGTAGTAAAGTATTTTTAGTCCTTATTTTATTAGAAATAGGAGTTTGTATACCTGCTGGTACTTGATCAAAATAAATATGTTCTTTATTAGTGACATATTCATTACTACCACTTATATAAAAAGTGCTATTAGAAGCAAATGATGAAGTAGCTACCCAAGAACCAGTTACTTTAGGGTGAACAGAAGTTGATCCTGTATATAATTCACCTCCTAAAGTTGCTCTAAATGCTAAATAATCTGATCCTTCTATTGAGTAGGGATTCATTACATAAGCATCAAAATGACTCTTAGATAAAGCAACAGTGTAATATCTTATTTCTTGGAATGAACCTGTAAATATTTTAGAAGAAAGTGATGAAGATCCAAAATAAGAAGTTGTAGCATCTACCCAATGGTTTGAGTCTGAAGAAGTTAATGATGAAGATGCTTGGAAATATATAGTATTACTACTTTCTCCTATATACTCTTTATTAGCGGCATATAAATCATAATATTCTAAGGTAGAGTTTTTAGTTAATAAAACTGACCACCATCCACCATCATAGAATGGTAAATAAATACTAGCTGATTCATTAGGGTAAGCTGAAATATCAGGGATATATTCTAATAAAGCGTATTGATAATAAGGATCTACTGGGTCAGCACTACTTGAAATCAAAGATGAAGTAGTATATCCTGAGCCTGTATATCTTAATCTAATTATATCTCCTGTATCTAAGGACCATAAGCTTTCAGTAACAATACTAGCTGTGTTTTGAGGTAAACCATCAGTTTTAAATCTAAATTCTACAGCTTGAGGTACATCATCAACAGCGTTCCAATTAGTGTTTAATTCCCAACTTGAAGATATATAAGAAGAACCACTAGTATAAAAAGCATAATTAAATTCATTCTGCCAGTTATCCCATGTTTCAAAATTTTTGTCTTTACCTCCAAACTCATTAATTCTTAAAATAGTATCAGGAATACCAAACAAGGTAATTAAGGCTCTTAAACCTTCTACTGTACCTTTCTTTTTAAGAATGTATGGTAAGTTATGGTATAATCTTTTATATGTTAATTTATTAACATCATCTAAAGTAATAGGAATATAAGAAGCACTAACAAAAGTATTAATTACTTCACTTCCTGTAGGGTATAATTGACCATCTGCTCCTACACCTAATAATGATGGGTAAGTATTGTCTACTGAAAAATTATTAGTGTATATATTAACACCAAATGATCTTAAAATATCAGCTATTATACCTGAAGGGGCACCATAGTCTAGACGGTTATCTGTGTTTGTTTTATCACTTATACTTTTGATATACACCCAAATGTTATCAAAAGATTGACCAGCCATTTTAACAAAAGTTAAATATTGGTCACTATCATAATCTTGTAAATAATCAGGAATTGAGTTTGTTAGTATATCTTGGTTATCATCATCATATAGAGATGCTGAGTATAATTGACCCCCATAATAGGGAGCTCCATAAACATCAGTACCGTACCAATTTAAAACAGCAGCACTTCCTGTTGATGCTAAAGTGTAAGGTGGTTCTGAATTAGTTTTAGGCCAGGCTTTACTTCCAGACTCAAAATATAAATAATATTCATAACCATCAAAGTTAGTTATGATGTCTGAAATATATTTTTGTAGGATTACTAAACTTCCACTTGAACTAGATGTTTGAGTTAAAGCATCTAAAGCAGCTATTTCATTATTGTAATCCTCAATTTGTTTTGCTTTAGTATAAAAGTTTTGTAATCTAGATTTAGCGGAAGAGAAAAATACAAAATTAGAATAATCAGTATAATCTATATTAATTTCTACTCCTCTTTCTTCTAGTAAACTTTGTAATTGGTTTAAAGAACTTGTACTAACAGTACTTGTTAAAGTATTATAGTTTTGATAAGTTGTAGAGTTATTAACTAATGAGTTAATATTTAAATTAGTATTTGGTCCTTGTAAACTAACAATATCATCAACAGGACCAAAATCTTGAGTAAAACTTATATCATAAGCTATAGGGTCAGCAGCATTAGAACTTACATAACAAGTAGTTTTTAAATTATACCTGTTAGGTAAAGGCTGGTATAGTTTAATTAAAATACTATAATCTGCAGAACTTTTATCTAAATAAACATTAGTAGCTATTACAACATTACCACTACCAAAATTTAAATAGAAGTAATCATAAGTAGCATCTAAATTAAATTGAGCGTAAAATTCATCATATAAAATTTCTAAACTTTCATTAGAAATATTAGTATTATCTATTCTAATTTCTGTTCTATTAGATGAAATTTCACTTATATAATATCTGTTAGCATCAGATGATCCTAACTCATTATTATAAAAAGCATAAGTAGTATAAACCTGACCTGTATCATAACCAGCATTAATAACATCATTTGCTGGGTTAATATCAATAGTACTTAAGGTATTGTCTTGAACATTGTTTCCTAAACCTGTTGAAGACCAATTATTATAAGAAGAATTATAATATAAAAGATTATTATTTAAATCATAAACACCAAATTCAACACTGCTACCTGATGTGGATATAAACCCTGTTTCTTCTGTGGAACCAATTAAACCACTATCTTCTCCTGACAAAGTAGGATAAGAAGGTACTACTAAAGTGTATGGTATTTGATTTATAGTATAATTTTCAGCCATTATAAACTACCTGATATTATTTGTTGTTGTAATTGTTGGTTTTCTTCTCGCAATGAATCTACTTCTGCTATAAGCGCATCAACTAAATCATCTGGGAAAGTTGAAGTTCCTATGTATTCACTACTAGTTTTTATAAGGTACTCATGAGAATTTGTTTCTCCAAATTGAGGTATATCAAAAAATAAAGAATTATAAGAATCAAAGAATTGAACTATCCTAGCATTGATAAGATTTTGATCTAAAGCATCTGTGGCTGAGGAAGTGACCTGAGGTGTAGTGTCTACTAATTGAGTAAAATTAGTGTTTACTACCCTTTTAAATTGGGTTCTAGTATATACTTCTTTATTTAAATTAATATTAGCCATTAATTATTTTAAAATAGTAGTTATCATCAAAAACAATAGTTGAGTTACCTATAGTACTTTTAATTAATATTTTATAATATCTTTCAGGTTCTAAACCAGACATGAATAATTTGAAATAGTTACCTGTTGAGTCAGCACTTATTTTAGTATAAGTTGTATCAAAATCAATTACAAACTCATCTGTGTCTAAATCTTTTACAGCATAATAAGAGGCTGTTGGTAAGTAATAGTTTGTAGTATAAAGAGAAGCTGTTTGCCATACTCTAGGAGGGTATGTTGGTCTTGAATTTACTCTAAAAGTATTAACACTATCCAAAGTAAATGTTCCTGGATTCTGTTCTAAAGTAACTGTTACAGGTGTAGCAGATATTTCACTTATGGCTGAGGAAGTATTATAAGTAAAATCATTCCATTTAAACTCTAATTGTGGAGGATAAATAGTATTTGTATCTAAAGAATAATACTTTAATTCAGGTTGAAAATTTACATTATTTGTAAATTCAGGAATTTGTTTTACAATAAATCCATCAAAAACATCATTTGGGATAGCTCCTGTATACCAAGCTCTAATTACATTAGATACATCTACATTTAAATCTTTATCACTTGAGTAAGAGAATGATTGAGTAGCTCTTAAAGGATAAGTATCTGTATTGAAATAAGATACAGTTGAACCTGTAAACCAAGTACCTCCTCCAGCATATCCATTAATATTTCTATTATCAGATGAACCTGTATATGAACCTGTAGAATAAGGATTATAAGAAGAATTGATAGTTGTCCAAGCATTGCTACCTGAATAATCTCTCCAATACCAACTTGTACCGTCTACTGAGATAGGGTCATCTAAGTATTTTCCTGTTCCCATAGACCAAGAACCTGAAACTGGGTATACTTCTAATAAGGTTCCTGTTGGACTAATATCTAAACCTGTAGCTGTAGATACAAAACATCTTAAATTTGCTGTCCAAGATCCTGTATCTAATAATTGTTCTGAGCCACTAATACCTAAGTAAGTAGTTGATTCTATAATATTTTCAATAGTAGCAGCATCAAAAGCTACTAAAAATCTGCTAGCTTGAGGGTTAACTGTTGAATAAGCAAAAGTAGTAAGAGTTGATTCAATCATCTCATCTAACCCTGTATTCATGTTAGGGAATAAAGAATATATTGTCGCGTCTTTAGTAGGGAATATTTTATATACTGCCATTTTATTTTATTATAGAGGTACTACTTTTCCTTGAATATCAGTGTTAGGGTATTTAACTTCAAAAATCATTGGATCAAGTGAAGGATATATAGTATTATTATTTGTTGCTCCAGCAATATCATAAGCGTAATTACTATATCCTAAACTTAATCCTGTTTTGTTAACAATACTAATATTTTTTACTGTTTGTACACCTTGTATTCTATCTAATAAGATGTATAAATCTCTTAAACCAATAGGCTGGTTTATTTGTTGGTTTTGAATATTAAAAAAGTTTTGTAAAGCTGTTACACATTTAATTAAGACATCATTATTATTAAAATTAGGTAAAGTAATAATTTCAAAATTAACACCAATGTTTATAATAAAGGCATCTTTAATTCTTACAGAATCATTAACTGCTCTATATTGAGATAAATAATTAATTAAATTAGATTTAACAGTATCTGATGTAGTAGTTAATTGGGATAAGTTATTATATCCTAAAACGTATAAGTCTAAAGTTGTTATTTTTTCACCAACATTAACATTTTGAGCTTTAGTTGGTTCAATATAAGCTTTAGCAACTCCACCATATTTTGAAGGCATAGATAAAGCTCTAACTAGATAATCATCTAGGGTAATGTTACGTAATTGAGCTTGATAATTAACTAAAGTATTTTGTCTAATTTCATTAGCTGTATCTCCTGATTTTCCACCAGAAGCAGCAGTTGGGTTATTAACTGTTAATGAAGCTAAAATGTTATTAGCTACAGCTGTTGTTAAATTATTATTTAAAAAAGTAGCTGTTGTTATTAATCTATTAATATTGTTTGCAGCTACATTTGAATTAACTCCTCCTCCTGTTAAATATCTTACAGTTAAAGTAGTATTAACAGGTGCAACACCATAAGTATCTGTGTATAAAAAGTTAGTTGGAGAATAAGCTACAGTTAAACTATCTTTACCAAATGGTAAACCTATACCTACATTGTTTGGGTTTGGAGTTATAACTTCATCTGTATCAGAAGGATTACCTGCTCCAAACTGTATTTGTAAAGTAGTAGCGTCTAATAAACGAGTAGCAAATCTTCTTTGAACTTTTTTAAGTTGTAAAAGATAAGGAGCATTATCTCCAGCTGAATAGTTAGGATTATTTTGGTTAGTATTCTTAATAGAATCCATAACCATTTCTTGTCCAACATAATCTACTTCATACCAAACATTACCTTCACTATCTGTTATATCTAAAATTCCTACAATATTAGAATCATCAATTAAAACAGTTGGAAAAGCTTGATAATTTCCAAAAGTAAATTCTGTTGTTTTAATAGTAGCAGAATATGCTTGTCTAGTTTTCTTTAAAAGATAAAATAATGGCTCACCTCCTGAAATTTCATATATTGAAACTTCTGTAGGGTCTAATGAACTACTTCTTGCAAAGTTAATAGGATCCTCAATAATAAAAGTAGTACCTCCTGTAGAAACTTGTGTGTTTGAAGGTAATGTTAAAGAGTAATTATAATCAGGAACATTATTAACTCCTGAACCAATAGCTGGTACTTGTTGATAAAAATCAACATCAACTACAGATACATTAGTTGCTTTAGGTTTATAACCTAACATATAAGCTAAGTCAAAAATGTTAGTGACTTGTCTTGAATATTGTAAGAAAGTTTCTTGTACTTGGTTATCTAAATAAAATGATAAAACATCACCTACATAAGCAGCCATCTCCATAAACATCATTCCTGGTGATGCTGGAGTAAAGTCATTGTAAGTATTAGGATAATAAGTCTTAGAATACTCAATTAAAGTATTTCTGAAACTTGTAAAGTCCCTATTTAAATAATTTATATTTCTATTAACGTTAGCCATTATAATGTAAGGGTTATTGTATCATTTATTCCAAAGTTTTTAACAGAATATGTTAATTCTATTTGCATTTCATTACTATCTTCAAAACCATATATGTTTAAATTTTCTATTGTTACATTAGGGAAAAATTGTTGAACATCAGTTTGAATAACTTGTTCTAAACTACTATAAGTTTGATTAGTTAATTGTTCAAAAACATATTCTCTTAAACTTGATCCAAAAGTAGGATTAAATACTCTTTCTCCTTTATTGGTTAAAAAGTAATTAATTAAGTTAGACTTAATTTGTTCTGCTGTTGTATATGTTGATCTAAAAACAGCATCAGCATTAAAAGGAATACTCACCCCTACTGCTCTTTGAGGTCTTAAAGAACTAGTTACTTCAATAGGGTATTTTTGTATTACTCCAAATGCCATTATTTAGTCATTAATCCCATTATATGGTCTAAAGAAACTTGTCCTTCTGGTAA